TTCAGCGATAGCCAACATGTTGACGACCTTGGGATAACTCTCCCCATTGATCCACGCTCTGATTGTTCGATCACTGATCCCAGTCGCGCGATCCATATCGGCGAGAGTCATATCGTGTTTGATCATCAGTGATGTGATCCAAATACCAAATGACGACATCTCTGGTGATGGTCGTCTCATGTGTTGTCCGCTGGCCATGGCGTCCCCTCGTTGTGCTTGAGTGTTATGATTGTTATAGTGTATTCCCATTCTCCCCTTTTGTAAACTTTGGAGCCGGACAACTTCATGATTTGATGGTCGTCATCATAGACAACACCATTGAGAGAATCACAAACGGATCCAAATAGGTTTTGGAGATCACGACGACGACGATCACCAAACGTGACATCGAGATGGAGTTTGACTGGACCGGTGATGATTGGATGTCCAATGGCGTTCATGATCTCAATGGCTCGCGCTTTCAACATCGCCTCAAATGTTCTCGTGGTCTTGTCTTTGATCATCCGTTTTCCATAGACTCTCATCCGATTCTTTTTGGCTGGGATCTTCCCATAGTTGTGGATTTTGATCATCATTTTGATCGGTCCTTTCGACGTTTCCACAACGACTCACAAGCCCAATATCGCGCCTCCAGTTTGGTGGCCGGATCGGTGTCACATCTCATCCGAGCGCGAAAATTCTCATTGGCTCGCGCGCTATAGTTGTGGCGATAGCCAACCGATCCAAATTTGATCAACTTCTCCTCTCCATCCTTGCAACCTTTGACAACCATTTTCTTGACACCATATCCCGGCTCCCCTCGTGTCAGTGGTCGTGGTTTGTTACACGTCATTTTCTTTTTGTCTATTGCCATAACATCTCCAAATGTTGGACCCAATCACAATATCTCATCTCATTGATGGACTCTGGTTCTCTCCACAATCGCCACATCTCCACCTCCATATCAACGCCGCTGGAGTATTGGCCATCATCATCCAACACCACCCACAACTCGGATTTGTCGAAGTGGGCCACCATCATGAGCGTGTTGAGAGTTTGTGTCACCGCTTTGATTTTGTCACCATAGGCGTTGGTGTGGATCATTGGATGTGGACACATTACAACCACCTCATGACCACGATCGGATTGACTGACCAATCGAGTGAGATGGGTCAATCGTTTGATCCACTTCTCTTGATCGCCATGATATGGACCGATGATGTATATTGGTCTCATCGTCCCCTCGTGACTCGTGATCTCAATCGGTTGGATCGTGTTGGACGTCGTGTGGCTCTGGAGGCCTCGAACGCGTTGTCATAAGAATCGCCATCCGCTTCTCGGACCACTGTGGATCGTGGTGTGTTGTCCTTTTTCATGGCTCGTATCGCTTGAAGTACGGCCAATGGAGCCACCGGGATTGGGAGACCGCGATCGGCTTTGGGTTTGTCGATTGGCGCTCCACTCACCTCCAATCGTCCTAATGACTCCAAACGTATGGCCACCGCTGTGGCTTGGTCTTTGTCCATTCCCAATCTCGCCATAAACTTTGGGATCGCTCTCTCGATTCGATTGTGAGCGCTCCGATCGCTGGTTGGAATAAATATATTTTGGGCCATCGTCCTCTCCATTTGGGTGACAATCACATGGATCACATCCACACACATCACAAAAGTTATATCTCATCATACATCATCATTTTGGTTGGTTCATAAACTCGACACAATCAATGACCAAATCTGTCATGGATTGAGATGTCATGTCACCAATACACTCGATGATCCATATCCAATCATCAAATCTCAACGTGTTCTCACCATTGATGATCCGGTATAGTTTTCGGATGTGGATCCCACTATAATCGCTCAAATTGATGATGGTCACCATATTGGGATCCAACTGGGAGCGAATCCACTCTCCAAATGTGTGTTGATGTCTCGACATGTCCACAACATAACACAATCAACGCCATCATGACGACATTGTTTTCTCACACGTTTTCACACCAGTTTCACACGTGATCAAAACTGGGATGATCTCGACACTGTGAGGATACTTCATCAATCGAGTGGGTGATTTTCCACAAATCAACGCTCTGGAGTATATACCCCTATACCCCCATAGGTATAAAAAGTTTAGAACAAAAAAAGTGTGTTTTTTAGTGTATATTATTCTATTCTCTCGACACTGTGGGGTTTGTAGGATTTTCGCCACGTGTGAAATACGTGTGAAACTGGTGTGAAATACGTGTGATATTGGCGTGAAACTGGTGTGAATTTTAGACCGGGTGTGGCCATATATATCAAAAATAGACGTGATATATCAAAAATAGACGTGAAGTATCAAAAACAAATAAGTTATCCACACATGTTGATAACTCTGTGGATAACTTTTTGGAGGCTGTTGATAACTCTGTGGATAACTTATATAAACTCGTCACTCTCGGACTCGGACTCATCCTCAATCATTTGGGACTCCTCCATATATGTCAACGTCCTCAACACACATTGAATCACTCGAAGTGTTTTGGGATGTTCATGGTGTTCATCAAACTCCACTCCATCATTGGTGAAGTTGACCAACATCACCTCATCATCACCATCCCAGACATATCCAACACCATTGTGATGGACATACATCAAATCCAATGACTCGATAGATGTCTCAAAGTGATTGGCGGCGGCTATTGGATCGATGACCGTGTTGGTCTCAATCCCTCTCATCATCATTTTGACGAGTTGGACGATTGATTGACTCATGGACATAACATATCATAACTTATCCACACCTGTGGATAACTCTGTGGATAACTACAAAAGCCCCCAGCGGTTCGACCGTTGGAGGCTGTGGATAACTCTGTGGATAACTTTTATTTGGACTTTTTCCATACTCGTCTTGAGCCACGCCGCTTGGATTCATATCCCAGTTGAGCCATGATGGCCGCGATCCGTTTGGCGTTCCCAGTGTGGGAGATGTGGAGTGGAATATCCATCGCCTCAACGATGTCACTGGTGGATGTGTCAATGGTCCCCTCGTCACGATCCATCATGATTTTGTTGACCTTGTAAGCCCATGGATCATCGACTAGGTACGCGGTTTGATAGTCTTTGAGCACTTCCTCATATTCCTCATCCAACCACCATTTGACACCTTGTTTGTAATAATAGATAGCCTCACACCATATTTGGACTCGATGGGTTTGGAGATACTGGAGATTGATCTTTTTGAGGATCTTGAAAATCCAAAATCGGCGCTCTGGACCATCATCCATGAATTGATAGTTATTGGTGGAACCCACAAAACATGTTCGGCGCTTTCGTTTTACTGGGAGTTTTCCATACGATGGCCGGTACAAATCCTCACTCGTGGTGATGAATTGTTTGGCGACATCGGCGCTCTTTCCTTGGAGATCCTTGAGTTCGGCCAACTCCCACACCCACATCCCCGCTTGATGGATTTTCTCCAACGCGTCTTTTTTGCCAATTGGGAGATCGGCGCGCGTGAAGTATTCACCGGCCATGATCTCCATCAACATGGATTTTCCAACACCTTTGGGACCCACCATGATTGGCATTGTGTGAACGTGACAACCGGGATCATATATTCGAGCCACAAAAGCGATCCACATGAGAGCCGACATCCGTTGGATCAATGGACGATACTCATCCAATGTCTCACAATTGAGCACTTTCTCGGCTAGATTCTCAATACGTCCAACGCCATCCCACGCCGGGAGACTTTCCAACCAATCTTTGATTGGTGTATGGATCCGAGTGTTGGCAACTCTCAACACCGCTCCCTCCAATGACTTGTTCCCAACGGTGTAACGATATCGAATCTCCATATCCAACGCCATCTCCTCAATCACCGCGTCACTCACCATGGATCCACGCCACAAAACTTGATCGGCGTGTTCCCAAAAGACCAAATCCGAGTATTTTGGATCATTCTCCAAAATGATGTTGGTGTTGATACGACATGTCTTTGGAATCACTGGTTTTTTGAGGTTGCCATGTTCATCATATTGGGGTTTGGGCTTTGTCAGTTTGTCCCAAGTGGCCACATCGGCTCCCATTGGAAGTGTTGGATCAACTGTGGACTCCACATCATCCACCATACGGATCCCCAATGTTTTGGCCATCTCCAGAAGTCTCTCACGAGCCTCTTTTTGTTTGTCTGTTGTCATTATTCTATACTCCGATTTTGATATGTTTTGATTGTTGGTTTGGTTGTTATGAGTTCGATTGATTTGATCATAAATCTCAATTGTCCATCATCATCATCCATGACCGCGGCCGCGATTTGTTGGAGACGAGAGATTTTGAGGTTGTCTGGATGGCGACACCAGCCATAAACGGTCACCGTACACACTCCCACCTCATCGGCTAGGTTTTTGACTGTGATGTCTCGTTTGGCGATGACTCTCATCAACCACTCGCCCCATCTCGATGAGTCCTTTGGAATACGTATATCATATATCATATATCACCATGGGAGTTGGAGTTGGATTTGATGACGTTGGATTCGATTGACCGCTCTGGAGACATAATCACCATCCACCTCATAGGCTGTCAACTCATATCCCATATTGTGACACGCGATCCCATGGGATCCACTTCCAAAATGGGTATCGAGTATTTTATCACCTTTGGTGGCGAATCTCTCCAAAATCCACTCGTACAATCGGACCGGTTTTTGAGTTGGATGGATCTTTCCACCTGTTCGGTTGTCATATTTGAACAGTGGAGCCGGTTTGGAATATGATGTCCACGCCATCTCCCACTGACTGAAGTTCTCCCATGGTTGACATTTATCCCACGCGATGACACAACGAGTGGGAGGGAGATCAAAGTAGTTTCCACCCCAAATGATTTGATTTTTGGAGACTCTCATCAACTCGTCAAAATACTGTTGATTGGGAGCGATGTCCCAGCGTTGGATCTTGTCATCTTGGTTGAGCGCTCGTTTGGCAAGTTTACCGGCTCCACGATAGGCGTTGGAGTTCCCCAATTGATATGGTGGATCAACGATGGCCAAATCAAAACAATCATCATCCATCTCTCTCATGGCCTCAACACAATCTCGGTGGTGAAGTGTGATTTTTTCCAATGTATATGTTTTCATGTCAATGTCTCCAGTTTACCCCACCATCCACATGAGTTGACGTGGTTACATGATGGCCATTTTGTTGAGTTTGGGAGTGATGGGTTGATCGAATAGAACACCGAGCGCCGGCCACATGATGGACACAAAATATATTTGATGTACTCTCCAGCGATACGGCCACCGGCGTTGAGTCCAACACGTTGTCTCAACTGTGGATCCATCATAGCACTATCCAACGATTGAGGTTTTGATCGGTCGATTTGTGGACGTGGTTTGGGCTTTGGGAGTTGGATGTGGTCATACTTCAACTCCAATGGATTCTCGATCCAATAGCCACTCCGATGATACTGGGATGGGTGACATGGATGTGATTGTGGCCACTGTTTGGAGCCATCGTGACGAGCCATTTTGGAGTCACGAGTCCATCCATATCGGAAATAGACACGAGCCATATCTTTGATCGCTTTGGTGTCTGGGACTCCCAATCCAACCACGTTCATCCACAACTCAAACGAGGCGCGCCAAATCTTCTCCCAATCGGATTTTGGAAGTGGTTTGGCCAATGGGATGATGACACGATACTTTTGGTGTGTTGGCGAGTGTGAGGCGCTGGTGTGAGCGATTGTGGTCCAACCACGTTGAGCGAATAGACTCCAGACATCAAATGGTGTGTCTCCATCGTCCATATCATACACCAACATTGAGATGGTTTGAGCGTTGGAAGTCGAGCGCGTTCCATTGAATATGGTTGGACTCCACAATGAGAGACGTGATTTGTCATCAATGGCTCGATGGACTGGTGTTGTGAGACCTCGACAAATAGACTCCACATCCATGGTGATCTTTTGTCCATTCCGTTGGTGTATATTGTCAAATAGTGTTATACTATACTCGGACATGTTGATTTTACTCCAATATTGTTCTTGATTGTTAAATGGTTGAAGTGGAGAGGGAGCCGGCCAGCGTCCTCTCCTCTTTTTCGTTTAATGGATTGACTCGGACATGTCCACCAAAATGGTGTTGATGTCGCTTTGGTCCACTTTGGCGATGAGTCGAGCCAACTTGATGAATGTGTCCACACTGGGGAGGCTTTGGTCATTTTGCCAATTATGGATTGATTGACGTGTAACTCTCAAATAACTCGCCAACTGGGTTTTGTTCCAATCATACTCACTCATGATGTACTCCAAATAGGCTCCAAAACTGTCATGGCGATGGTGCTCCAGTTTTCTCCAGTGGATCCACTGTTCAGCGGCTGTCATGGAATCAAAACGGAGATGATCATATCCACCATTGACAAAATACTTCCCCTCAAATGACCAATCTCCAATCTCGATGTCCCATTTGACATAAATCTCGCCAATGACATCTCCATCAATGGTGATTTGTTCAAGTTGTGATTTTTGGAGACGATTGGCGGCGCGGCCATAGTGTTTGATGTAACTTCGTTCATTTTGTGTCATTTGGAGCCTCGAAAATGGTTTGAACAACGATGGATTGATAAATGGTCCAATGTTGTTCGAGTGGATAGTGTTGAGTGATTTTGTTGACGATGATCATGATTTGATTGTATGTTGGTTCCTCACCACCATTGATGATCTCATCGAGTTTGATGTGATGGATGTTGGTTTGACGAGCCAAATCAATGACACTCCATCCCAACTCGTCCATATACTTCTTGATTTGTTGTCCAGTGGTCATTTTATCTCCATGTGATAACTGTTTGGACCTTTAATGTGATCCGATACTTTATAAGTTGAGAACGGCCCATACGCTTGCTAAATAAGTTTTCCCATTGATGTATTTTGACAATTTCTTTGTGATACACAAAAATTACAATGTTTTGATGTTTTATGATTGTTTGAATCTGTTTCTCCAACCAATCATCAGTTATCTCCATCAACAATTCATTTTGTCGATCTTCTTTGGTTGATGTAAACTTCCCAGAGATGTTGAGAGAAAAAATTCGATCTTCGTCTAAATGTATAACTTCCATTTTACACTCCAAAAACGTGGCAAATGAGAGCCATGAGAAGTGGACCGGCCATGAGAACAGCGCCAACCATGAGAGTACCGGCGATGTGATTGATGATTTTGTTTGACATGATGTTTCCTTTGATTGTTAGATTTGATAAAATGTAAAATCGTCAAATGAATCGTGATCATAATTGTCAACGACCCAATCAATTGGACAATTACAAGTTACAGAATGAGTTTTTGTTGATCCATCGTGAAAATAGATTGTGATTTTGTATGACATGATGTCTCCGATTTGATTGTTGGTTTTGGACTTGTTGTCCATACTCTAAATGTAAAAGATATTTGTCAGTGTGTCAATATATTTGTACACTTTTATTTATTTATTTTCACTGACACCAAATAGTCCCCATATCACCGACACAACAAAAAACGTGATAAAATCATTTTGTAAACTTCTCACGTGGTGCAAAATGAAAAATCCCAACTATCCCATCCACTTTGTTGACATTGAGACCACCCATTTTGATTGGACTGTGGGTGAGATCATTGAGATTTGTATTTGGACGAGTCGAGATGGCGGCCAAACCATCTCCAACCGATATCACACATATATCCAACCGGAACATCTGGAGCGAGCCAATCCACGAGCGCTGGAGGTGAATGGATACACCGATGAGAGATGGTCCATGGCTCCAAAATGGGTGGATGTCTGTGATGAGATATTCCGTATTTTGGAATATGGAATTTTTTGCGCTCACAATGTGAATTTTGACTGGTATTGGCTCGACCACCACATCAAATCCACCAGCGGCCAAAAGATCACGTGGAGAAAACTGGACACTCAATCTCTTGTATGGGTCAATATACCAACACCCAGCGCCTCAATGTCCAAACTTCGGACTCTCTTGGGATGGTCTCACCATAACGCCCACACCGCTCAAAAGGATGTTGAGGATCTTGTCAAGTTGTACAAACTATGTGTCCACACCACCATTGGATCATCATTGGATTTGGAGGCTCTGGAGACCAATGTGGAAGTCGTCAAACGTCGTGGAGATGATCACATGTATATCACCATCCACGAGATCGAATCACTCATCAAAATGATCAAAATCCTAGACAAAAACGCGACACTTTGATCAATATGTTGATGGTTTGTCTGTTTTCTTCTTCTTGGCGGCTTGGCTTGCTTTGATGGCCAATAGTTGTCTCATGGCCTCTCTTTTGGTTCGATGGACCGTTGGAGTATTCTCCACTTGATAACCACCGGGGACTCTCAATATTGGCATATCATACTATCCGTTGGAATCGCGCTTTTATATCTTCAACCACTTTGGTGACGATGTCTAGTTTTTGCTCCAACAACGACATCCGTTTGTCCAAATCGTTGATCTCCTTGACGATCTCGACTCTCATGGCGTCCTCACGCGCTTGGAGATCGGCGATCACCTTATCATATCGGTCTCGCAACTCCTTTTCACGCGTCTCTTGTTTGGCCTCACGTTCATCCGCTCTTTTGCGTTGCTCCATGTATTGCCAATATAAGAAGATACCAAAGGCGACATTTGAGCCGCCATTCATCATGAGATGTATGATATCCTGTTCCATTTTACAACTCGCGAATCAATGGCTCGATTTTCTCTGGGATGTCCAACAGGTTGTCGAGGATGATTTGTTGACGTTCTTCTTTTGTGATCTTCTCACCACCATCACTGTCCTTGTCTTTGGCCTCGATGATGTCATCCACCAGCGCCCAAACTATTGGCTGGATGGCTTTGAGAATAGCGGCCACCATTTTGATTTTCTTCCAGTCCATGATTTTACTCCCTTATTTTTTGATGATAATCAATGTTAAATTGTCTGTTCCACTTTGAACACCGACCAATAATTTTTTATTATCTTGACGACCGGTCTCCATTGGGATTGTTAATTCGTGATTGGCTGGGATTGACCCATATTGAGTGATAGCACCACCAAAATCGTCATCATCATTCCCAACATTTGCAAAATGTAAAGCACTAGCACAAACTAATTTAATCTCTGTACAAGCCTCTGGAAGTGTAATTTGTTGAGCCAACGTGTCCAGTGCTACACGTTGAATGAGTGGATATTGATTTGTTGATGATAGATCCAATATTGACATGATCTTACTCCAATAAAAATGATTTGATACCCACCGCCAATGAGAGTCCAACCAACTCACATCCATGGTGGGTCTTTAGTTCGTTGTGAGATTCACAATCAATGAAAAACGGCTCAAAACATACCGCCACCGGCGCGCCAACTCCCTTGATGGTGTTGTAAGCGTGTTTTGTCCAATCGTTTGGACTCGCGGCGATGGATTTGGTTTTGTTGTGGAGTGGATCACACCATTGGTGAAGTCGAGCGTTGATATGTTTGGCCAAATCACGTCCACTCGATGATCGGTGGTCGTAAAATGTCGCGCCATAGTCTCCACCACCGGCGTTGATGTGACACGCCACATAAACCGATTTGTCATGGCCTTGAGCGTACTTGTTTACACGATCATGTCGATCACTGTACCATCCATCACTCAACACACACACATCAATCCCGGCCTCTCTCAACTTCCACTCACAATGATGGATATATTGGGCTGTCAACCACGTCTCATGGACGCCATCATTGGAGGCTCCACAATCATCCCATCGTTTGGGTTTTCCATGGTGTTGTCGGTCGAGAAAAACTATCATACTGTTGAGTATACTCCAAAACGAGTCAATGGTCACCCACTATGACACCCAATGTCATTGTCGTGGATTCATCTCGAACGCCAACTCCCATCGCCATCGAGTCTCCAACCATCGCCGGGATATGATGACCATTTTGTGATTTGTGAGATATATTTTGGGGACTGTGACATCCAAAACATCACCGACTTGGAGCCATCCCAACTCCATATCCACATCCACCTCGATGGTGTTGATTGGGAGACATTTGGACCGGACCATATCCATCGCCACCTTGATCGCGGTGTCCCGGTCATAGATGTAATCACTGTCCATGGCCGCTGGTTTTTTTCCATATCGGTTGATACTCAAAATGGAATAGTCACTCACAACGTCGTATTCTTCGGACTCGATGTTGGTGATCCGTATCATTGACGAGTATGATTGATCAAATCCACGTTTTCCCCATCTCAATGTCAACTCATTGACCAAATCTGAAGTGGATCGGATCGTGTTGATTGGGGAGACTTGAGTGACGTTGGAATCGTCATCAACTGTAATGGCCGCTGTGGATGTCACGTGAGTGAGCGCCCACATCTGGATCAATACCGGTCTCAATCCTTTTGGACCCATACGGATGGCGATTGGCAAAAAGGGGAGAATGTTCCCATTGAGCCATTCGAACGCTGTCATTTTTGGGTCGTTGA